TACTTCGTAGACTCTGCCGCGCTCGTTGGCCCCGATAGGGAAACCGCCACGGTCTTGGCTCATGTTACGCAGGGACGCACCCTTGCGCTCGTCGTACTCGTTATCGACCCATGTCACCCCACCGGGGCGCAGATCCACGTTGCCGGTGACTACACCAGTTGTGGCAATGATGGTCGGTCTGGCATAACGCTCCGCTGCCTCGAGCAGTGTGAACGTCATGGATTGTAAAGTTCGGGCATCCGGCAGACCTGCTACGGTCGCTGGACTATAAGCATACGGGCTGCCCGAAATAGTCTGGAAGCGTGGGACGATGTATGTCTGGTTGTGCAGCGGCCTCTTCTCGATATAGGACTTATCCTTCATATCGATGTACATGGAGACGTACTCGTAGCCCTGCTCCATCATCTGCTCGTCTCCGTAGAGATCCACGGGCATCACGATGTGCCGGATATCCTCGGTGAAGAACGGCTTTTTGCGAGCGGACTCATCGGTAATGCGGGTGTGCAGCGTGGCGTCCGGGTTTTTCTCGAACATACGCCACAGATCGAATCTGGAGGCGGCCCACTTACGGGCTACCGCGCTCACTTGGCCGGTTTCGTCCTCGGTCCAAGCGCAGTCTTTCAGGTGCCAGTCCCGGAACACAATCCCGTTGCGGAACCGATTAGGCTCCACCGAGAGAACAGCGTTACCGAAAGTAGCGAAGTCGTGATCGCCCTCCTTGACAGCTCGGGTGAACCCCGACTGTTTGGCGTCGAAGATTGCGCGCTGGCGCTCAGTGGCGAACTGGAGCCACAAGCGGGCGTCGTTGTCCACGACAGTGCCAGGCGCAGTGACGATGTTAAACCAGTCCCCGTCACGCAGCATCGCGTGAAAGGAATTGGCTAGGTCTCGTCGGGTAAGGATGGGATGCGAGTCCACAACTTGGTCGGACAGCTCGGCGCCGACGTTGCGAACAAAGCGGAAATCTGCTCGTTCGGGGTAGAAGTTATCCGCGAGGATCTGCCAGTACGACAGGAGACTCCCCTGCCGCTGGTACATGTCTGCAACCATGTTACTGACTTCTTCAGCAGTTAGCATCGGCTACCCCAGTTGATCTGTTTTGTTGAACTTACTGTGCATGATCGTGGACAGTCGCCCGCGTAGCTGGCCCTTCCGCAGCGCCTTACGCTGGGCGGCCAAGCTGGCTCGCATGACGTCCTCATCTGTGGGGACACCCTCGGCCACTTGCCGCTCGATGTCCGGGTTCGTCGATCCGGGGATCTTCTCTCCGTCTACCCCGTGGGCGTGGTCCTTGTGCCCGTACTCCAGCGCGCCGGTTTCCTCGTTGATCGTACCGGGGCCACCCACCTTGATGGTCCCCTGATCGTCGGTCTGCTCGGTGTGGAAGTGGTCTTTGTGCTTGAACAATCGCTCGCCGGGGGTGTCGGTCGTGAAGCCGCCCCCAAGAGTCTTCTGCCCGGTAGCGGTGTGGAAATGGCCCTTGTGCGGGGTCAGCCCCTCCGTGCTACCGGGGTACAGGTTGAGCTTGTTCGCCGCAGTTAGCGGCGTGTTCACGCTGCCCCCTCCGGGCGTGACGCTACCCGGCAAACTAACGCCCGGCTTGTCCTGATCCAGAAGGGTATTTACTCTAGGCATCTTTTCGTGGCCGTCCCGGTCCGCGCTTGGCTTTGCCGCGCTCGTCGTCACCAGTTTTCAGCTTCTTGAGCATGGTGACACGCTTACGGTCGTCCCGGATCTCCGCACGATCCAGAAGGATCGCCAGTAGCGCATCATCGGTAACTCCCCCACCACTGGAAAAATCGAGGTGACTGTCCTCGGGGTCGTTCAAGAGGTACATCTCTCCGGGCTTTCTGCGCCGGACTCGCTGTACAGTTACTCCGTCTTCGTTGAAAATAGTCATGGTTTATCTCCCCAAAAAATTGGATCACCTCCCGGCACTAACATCTGATAGAGACTTATAGGATATCACCTTCGGCGGCCCCTCGGTAGCCCCGGGGTCCCGCTGTTCTGGTATTGCGATGCCCGGTTAGAGCGTCGCAGTATCTCCGGCGGGCGCCAGGCATGTTCTGGATCGAGGATCGCTTTGATTAGCCCGGGGAACAGTTCCGTGATCGCCCAGATCAACGCGTCGCAGCGGTCGGGGGACTTCAGGCCCTTGTATCCGTCCGGGTAGAAGCCGCACATCTGCTCCTCGATCTCGGGGAAGAACCCTACGTGCTTGATCTTCTGAGCCTTCACATCGTACAGGGCGGCGACTGGCGTGGCTCTCACGACCTTGCCGCGAGTAGCTGTGACCATCTTCACCGGAATTTTGTCGTTGGCTGTGGCGATGGTGTGCTTGACCATGGCACCGCCGTAGTTCGCTTCCGCGACTACGCAGTCGGCCAGATGGTTCTCGAACGCGTCGGCTACGATCTTCGCCCATGTGGACGGGCCGTAGTGGCCGGAGTAGTCCTGTAGCAGATACCCCTTGCCGTCGGTCCCCAAGCCCACAACTACGATGCCGATCTCGTCTGAGCGGGTGTCTTCGTCGCCCTCACACCCCGACGGGTCCACGGCAATCACCACCCGGACCATATCTGGCAGCGGGTTCTGTTCGTCTGGCAGGAACCGGCAGACCTCGATGATCTCGTCGGTCCACAGCGCGTCGTTGTTCTCCTCGCTGAACTGGCCTAAGAAAAATCGCTTCCGTTCCTTGTCCGGCAGGGCATCGAGCCGGTCGAGGTACTTCGGATCGAGATTCTCCTTGTTGTCCAGCGGGTTCATGTACAGGAAGCCGTAGTCCATGGGCTTCAGCAGCGGCTTGTTCGTCTCCGGGCTTACCCGTTCGAGGAACTGCTTGAATGTCCAGTGCCGCTTGGACGGCGGGTTGAAGTCGTAGTACGCCTTCAGCGCGAGCCCAGTCTTCTGTGCCAGGCGGGTGAGGGCCATTTTGACCGATTGCCACGGGATCTGGCTGCACTCGTTGAAGTACATGGTGGCGTACTCGTTACCGAGAATCTTCTCGACGCGCTCCTTGTCGTCCAGTCCGCCGAACCAGATCTCCGATCCGTTGGGGAAGGTGTAGAACCACCACGTTTTATTGAGGTCCTTGGCGTTGTATACGCCGGGATAGCACAGCTCCATGACCTTCGGGAAGGTGTCCATGACGATGGCTTGAATGATGGCATTCTGGCGGAAACGCAGGATGCAGTGCCGCGAATTGGGCTCCTTGAGAGCTCGGGTCACGACCGCGTACACGAGTAGGAAAGTCTTGCCGGATCGGGACCCGCCGCCCAGAGCGATGTCTGTGGCGTCGGAGATCAGGAGCTGCATGGCCAGATTCTGCTGGGCCGTCAATGCGAACTTCTTGACCTTCTCGATTACCCCGGCGACGGCTGCCTGTGCGGCTTGGATCATAGGGTTCCTACAGGGCTGCTGCTACGCCCTCAATGGTTATGGCTACATGCGGCTTCTTGTCTTTTTCGTCACCCCACCCTTGGTTCTTCAGCGCGAAGATGGGGCCAGACACGTTGACGCCTTTGTCGTACAGTTTTTCTGCGGTCCACTCTTCCACGCGCATACATACAGCGTGCATGGCTTCGTGAAACTCAGCGTATTCCTCTTTTTTCCGGTAGTCCAACAGGGTATCTCGACGGGAGAAACCCAACGCCCGGGCTAAGCCTGGCAGAGTAAACGGCTTCTGGGTATCGTTCTGTTTCGCAAAGTACTCCTCCGCGTACAGAAGGATCTCTGCCGGAGACTCGAACTTGCGAACCTTGTTGGTCGGGTTAGTCATAGCTACCAGTATACCCTACGCGTAATCTAATTCGTACCAGAGGAACTCGTACCGGAAATCTATCGCGGCCCCGGCGTTGTTCGTGAGCCGGATCAGGTATTCGGTCGAGGGCTTGATGATCCACTCCTCACCCGCATTAACATCGGCCACTCCATCGTTCTTAGACTGGCCCACCCCGGCAGCAGTTGGCGGTACCCAAGCCGTGTGTATCTGGGTGCCATCGACAGTTATGGTCGGGCCGGTATAGACCAGCATCCCCGGTGTATTGGCGCTGTTTCTGTTCGTGTTGTACGAGGTGAGGACAGATCCTTCGTCGGTCTGGGTCGGCGCCTCGAAGGACACGATATCCACATCGCCGCTACTCACTGAGAAATTAACTCGATTCAGGTGCGGGTAGGTGGCTGCTGGCACGACGAGGAGAAATTCGTAGACACCGGCATCCGCGAGGGCCAGTATTTTCCCGCTGGTGTGGTGGACAAATCCCTCATGGCCCATCTGGTGGACGGCATCGGTTATTGACTGGGACTTGTTCAGCGCGTTGTAGGAATCGTCCTGTACGGTCGTAACCGCGATCTTGCCGTCGCCATCGATCAGGAGTATGTCGCCATTGGAATCGACTATGACGGAGGGCTTAGGGGCTGTCTCGTAGATCGCCATTACGCTGTGAAGACCTCTCCGCGCAGGGTGCCGTAGAACGTGAAGGTGACGCCATCCGCAACGCTGCACTGCACGCCGAAGTTCTCCGCTGTGGAGTACCCGACCAGAGGCGACTCGAGCTGGAACACACCCCCGGCAGGGATCTCGTGGACCCATACCAGAGCGGTGTCCTCGTCATACGTGGTGCCGTCTACGTCGTGGAACAGCGATATGTTGATAGCCGCCCCACTGACATTGGCACAGTGGATAAGAGTGACCTCGAACTGCCCGAAGAAATCGGAGCTCCACCCATCAACCGCAGCAGTACCAGCGGGGCGTACTTGGGCGAGCTGGCGCGGGAATACTGCGGCGAACAGCTCACTGAATATGGTGATAAGGATTCGTTTGAATATCTCGTTCATAGGGCGTCCAATTGGCTCTGTAGGTTACGAGAGCTACTCTCAAGGCCAGCCTTCTCGGCACGGAGCTGCACGCGCCTGGCAAGGTCCGTATCGGACAAGGAGCCAGCGGCTTCGAGCAGGTCGTATCGATATATGGTAGACGCCTTGGACGCTATCTGCAACGTATTGGCATAGATCTTGGAGGATATGATCGCCCGGGCTTCAGCACCCGCGAGCTCGTACCGGGCATCGATGATAAACGCCAGCCCGATAATGAACGCTACAGCGCCGACAGAGTTCTTCAGCTCACTTACAGTCAAGGTAGATGCTCGCTGGCAGGGTTATGGGCCACGAGAGGCAGACCAGAAACGCGAGGACCGCAGTCTTTGCGTCCGGCATGTGACCCCGCAGGGCTCTGTACTTGGAAGTCGTTTCGGCCAGCACGGAGAGAGTTGTGGCAATGGCCCCTCCAATCCACATCGACAGAATTACGGTACCCATGTGATTCTCCTCAGAACGCTATAGGCCCCCGACGGGTTTCGATGCCGTCGTTCGGTCGAACCGGGGCCTAGCAGATCTCAGTATATCACTGGGGATCGACTACCATCCAGTCGGTGGCGAACAGATCCGTCTGAGAGACCAGCCACGGGACGCGTTCGCCCTGTACGGTCGTGATGTAGGCGTAGGGGAGGGACATCTTCGAGTGCTCGTCGGGTACCTGCTTCTGTACAGACATCCCCTTGCCGTTCCATCCAGCTCGAGCTACGGCCTTGCCTTCTTCCAGTGCGTCTAATGCGTTGCCGAATTTCATTTCACTTCTCCAGTTGTTGGTGGGTAGGAACGCCGTCCCCACCGGCAGACCCTGCTTAGGTGTCCCCCAGTGCTTGCACGAGTGGCTGTGTCGGCACCCTCCCGTACTCCGGCGCTGGAAAGCACTATACGCCTTTTCGCATATAAAAACAGCTCCCCGAGAACGTACGCAGGGAGGGCCGTTTCCCCCGCACCCCCAGTGGCCCCGGGCATCCTAGAGCTACCTAGCAGTGCGTGCGCGGCGTACGCGCCCCGTACCTGAAAATCGAAGGCCCCCCTTCGCTCGGGGGGTCCATCGCTCGTAAACGCCCGGCTGGCGGGGCCTGTAGCCCGTTCCGCTACTGCCCATGGCCCGGAGAGCGCCAGATCCGGGGCGCAACTGGCCCGGGGAGCTGCCCGCCGCCGCCCGCCGCTACCCGGCGCTGCCCGGCGCCACTGGCCGCCGCTCCCCGTTTTAGGACCGCCCGGAGCGCCCGGCGCGGGGCGTACAGCTCGGGGAGCCCGGACAGCCACGGGTAGCAGCGGGGAGCCGCGAGAAGCCCGCAGGGGAGCCCACACGAGCCGGTGCTCTCCGTCCCCATCGCTACCGGCCCGGTACCGGCCAGATCCTACCGGCCTATCGTAACCCCTTATATTCTTTAGACTTATCGAGATCAAGAGTACTAATAGGCCGGTAGGCCGGGACGTTTAGGGCTATCCGCTAGGCCGGTACAACCGGGGCTCCCCGGGGCTGCCCGCTGCCCGCTCCCCGGCCAGCTCCCCAGCTCCCCGGCTCAGGCTGGAGTAACCCCCCATTTTGCCCCGGCCTACCGGCCAATAGCTGGAGAGCCGCGCAGCCACTGGGCTAGAGCTGGCCGGGAGTGTCCGGCCTGCCAATTTCCCCCCGGCCACAGATAGTGATCTACATCACACTTTAGACAATCTACTACTTGACGGAACCGTCATTTAACGATTAGCCTACGGCTACCCGCTCAACACGGAGCGGCACCGGGGCACCGACCCCATGGAGAATGTTATGAAACAAGTCACTTACACCGCAGCCAAAGACACCAAGCGCGCTCGCCGCGTCTGGATCGAAGGCACCAAGCTGGCCGCCGCTGGCTTCCCCGCCGGGACCCGCTACAGTATGGGAGTGAGCCAAGCCCAGCGCCGTATCATCATCGCAGCGACCCCCGACGGGGACCGCATCGTTTCTAGCTGCAAGCGGGGCGCCAAGTCGCGGCCCATCATCGACCTGCACAGCAAGCAGATAGAAAGCCTCTACCCGTCCGGCGCTCGTATCCGCATCATATTCGAGCAGGATCTCATCACCATCGAGGAGCATCACGAGGACACGGGGCGCACCGTTAGAGAGTCGCAGTTCACACGGAACGCCAGCAAGGGATCGCTGCGGGGAGCTGCCCTGTTCGCTGGCGGCGGCGTATCAACTCAGGCCATACATGAAGGGTTA